AGATCCAAAATAGAATCCAATGATACTTAATAGAATTTGACGATTTTCAGAAGTGAAGAGATAACCATTTATCTCAACAAAGAATTTTCTTGTTGATTCTGGAATCAAACCAAACAATCCTTCTGGAGTTTTTGCATCTACTTCCACAAAGGTAGGAATACCAAAGAATGGAAGAACGAATGGTGCTAAGAAGGTTGCAAAAAGAACAGAGAGAACTATGATTTGTCTAACTACTCTGCCCACATCTAGTGGAACTCTTTGTACTGCCTTGTCTTGGTTCTCAGTTGTTTGCTTATTAGCAGCCATCAACTGATTGAACATTTCCTTCTGATCTTGTGCTTTCTGAGCCATATAACGGAATAGGAATCCCGTTGCGCCACCACCAATCAATGATATTAATTCTGTTGAAATCATTATTTACCCTTTCTTCTATTTCTTAATTGCTTTGATACCTTTGAAACTGGGAATCTTCTTATTACACCTTTGTGTATTGGGAAGATTGGTGCATCAATGCCAGTTGTTGTCCCTGGTCCCATTGCTGCTGATGCTGAAGATAATTGTGTACCTGCAACTCCTTGCATCTCTTCATCTATTCTTTTTAGAATAGCAGTAAGAACCATCAGTGCTCTATCATTCAAATCTAATTCATAACCTTCTTTTATAGTTTTTAGTTCTTTGTTCATTGCAAGAGCACGAAGTCTTGCATACAAAATTTGATCAGTTGTGCAGATGTTTATTAGATTTGTAAGAAGATTGATTAGTTCTCTACGGATTCTTGAATTTGCTGATCTGAGAAAGGGATATCGCAAATTGAACATTGTATATTGTGCTTTTTGGGCATTTTCACCTGCAAGTAAAAGAAGATTATAGAATTTTCGTGGTAGAACTAGAGCACCCTTTTGTTGCTCGATGTCCATTACCTTTTGATCTGCCTTAATTGCTTTTGGTATCATCAGTCTCCACTTCCTGTCTTTTTCTTGTAGCATTTAACTACTGCTGCGCTTGCATATGCAGATGGCCAAACTTTGAATCTTGATTTCACACTTGCTTTACATGCTGCATGTGCTTTTTTGTTTCTTGGGTTCCACTTCTCACAAATAAAGTTTGATAGAGCACTTGTGTAGTTTTCTTTTAGTTTTTTCTTGCTTGGTCTATACTTACCCTTTTCAGCACTCCATGTTTTGCCTGTCTTATGGCTGCTAAACTGTTGACCTTTTTTATGTGCTTTTTGTTTTAATCTGACTGCTTTCTTCTTTTCTTTAGAAGACATCTCACCCCATGTTTGAGGAGTCTTGGAAGATACTTTTTTTGCAGGTCGGCACTTAACTCTGCCTTTACCTTTATAAGAACCACAAGGACTGCCATCCTGAGCAGTCCATCTTTCCTTAAACCATCTAGCAATGTCTTCTTCTAATCTCATTTGTTATATTTCCCTAAGTTTATTTATAATTCTTCTATCTAGGGGAATATTTAACAAATCAGTTTCTGGTATGTTTTGTGGTAAATTATTTAAAAAAACAATAAAGGTTTTTAAATAAGGGTGCAAGTCCCGTTCTATACGACTGAATAGAAGCCTGGTTGCAGGTACAATATCAAATACATTATAAAAAATAATAATATGGTTTAGTATCAATCTTTCTCGCAACTCACCTGATGCTTTATATTTTCTTAGTAGTCTTTTTAGATATTTTATACGATTCATATCCTCTTGGAATTCGGATATGTTTTTACACTGAGGATTGTTATACATCTTCATTGCAAACATCATATAATTGTCATCATTTAAAATATCAAAATTCATAGTAACTACTTTTTGGGTGGCTTATCTTTTTTCTTATCTTCCTTTGATTTCAAGTATTTATTCTTAATTCTTTTAAGATCTTTGTGCTTCATCAATACTTACACTTTCTCCCAGGAGGGCATGACTTTTTAGAACCTTTCGGACCTGCCCATAATTTTCTACATGCCCAATATTGAGCACCTAACTTGCTCTTTTTCTCACCGCACTTGTGACGAGCTCTGAATGACTTTCTTGCTGCTGGTGAATAATTGTGTCCATATCCCTTTGCACCAAAGTGAACGATCTTTTCTTGACCACCTTCACATGCCTTTACCATCATCTTCTTACCAGCAGATGTTGATGGTCTTGGTTTGTTGCATGGCATATCTGATTTTGAAACTGCTTCAGTTACTGCTCTGATTGTATCTCTAATCTGGGAAGCACGAGCAGATAATCTTCCCTCTTTGTCTATCTTAGCAATCTTACCTTCTTGTCTCTTGATAAACTTTTTTCTTTGCTCAGGAGTTAGAACACCAGCCTTGTGTCTACGAATAGTTGCTTTGGTGCTCTCTTTTAGGAAATCAAAATAGTTCTTCATTTGTTAAACCTTTGGTAATGGTGGTAATCCCGGTAGTGATTTTCTTTGTGTTCTTGGTTCTGGATTTGGTCTTGATGCCCTATCCTTCTTTTGAAGTCTGGGTGCTAAGTATTTTGTTGCACCTTCATCTGCTTCACTAATGTTATTATTTCTACTTCTGTTATATGAAGTTGAGACAACTCTTACATTACCATTACCATTTGAACCACCTCTTGAGAGTGGTTTCTTGTGATCTACATCCTTACCCTTCAAAAGACCCTGACCGATCTTGATCAATTGATCTCTTGTTTTATTTGCAGACTTTGCACCAAGTTTTCTTTTTGCTGCGCGAACTGCTGCTCTTCTTCTTGCAGTCCATCTCTCGCCGCGCTCTTTAATTGCCTTTGGAGAAGATTGGTGTTGTCTGTATTCTTTTGCGTAATATGATCTTGTCTTCTCTTTTGCTGTGCGTGGTCTTGATTCTACAAGAATATTCATTATTGCTTCTGCAAGTTTCTTTTTACTCTTCTTTTTTGCTACTGGTGCTTTGACTGGAGTACGAAGTCTCTTGAAGAGAGTCTTTACTGCATGTTCTGGTGCTTCTTCTGGCATGATTGCTCTAAATGATTTGTAATCACCAGCAGCAGCATGTCTTCTAGCAGCAGTACCACTTACTTCTCTACCATTTACTGACATTCTTTTAGCACCGGGAGATATCACTTCAAATGATTCAAAGTGCTTTGCATATGGTGCCATTCTTTCCTTGAAATCATCAACTCTATCAGCACCAACAACCATCTTTACATGCTTATAACCTTGATCCTTTAAATGTTCAATTGCATGGAAAGGACTTGCAACCTTTTCATGGTGTTGAATATTTGCACCGGGGAAAAAGTCTCTCATGATTGAAACTTTTTCATGTGGATGTAAAGGATTCTTTTCTCTCACTGCCTTTACTTTATGTGTTGGACCGCTGCCAGAAGTAAACACAACATGATGTGCTCCTGTCTGTGCAGCGGTATCCATCACATGTTGAATGATATGTCCGTGTCCTGCTGTTGGTGGTTGATTCCTACCAAAAGAAAAAACTACGGAATCATTTCCGTTTTTCGCTTCAATAATAAAATCCCTAAAAGACTTCATTTATTCCAAGGTAGTTTTGGTGATACCCACTTATATACTGCTGGTCCTGTGAAGGCACCTACAACATATACAACGAGTGTAAAAAATACTGTTCCTAAAACTTTAGATGCTAGTAGTTCCATTTTCGGTTATCTCCTTTTTATTTTTTGGTGCAGACTTCTTTGGTTTTTGTTGAGTAACTTCTGTCTTTACTTCTTCTACAGCAACAGGTTCTTCTGTCTTTACTTCTTCTACCTTTGCTGGTTCTTGTGGTAACTTTGCAAATTCAATTGGTACTGGTTTCTTGTTCTTTGCTTCATTTATTTTTTGCATCAACCAAAAACCACTAATCGGACCAATCTCTTCTGATTCTAGTGTTGACTTCCAATACCATCTTCCATTATTTCTTACATATAGACCACCATATAATTCTTTATATTGCGTCATTAATATAGACTTGTGACTCATTTTCCACCCTTTCCTTTACCTTTGCCGCATCCGCAGCCTTTATCTTTTGCCATTGCTTTTCTTTCTTCTCTTCTCTTTGACATATTAATATCCTCTATTATTTATTCTTCTTAACTTATGAATAATTGATTCTGAAACTGTTTCTTGTTGTTGTCCTGGCTTCTTCTTATCCCATTTCTTTGGTAAAGTAAAGTTTGCTTTTGAGAAATCCTCTCTATCTACCATCTTATAACCAGTACCAGATTTCTTATGAACTGCAACATATCCTTCGGGATGTGTTGGTCTTAGTTCACCAGTATCAGCATCTTCTAGATAAGTTCCAAGACCCTTTGCCTGTCTAAACTTATCAACTAAATGTAACTTTGCCTTTGCAAGAGCAGAATGAGCATTAAACATTGAATCATATGCTTCTGCATTATCTCTGATATGGTTCAATACTGGTTGTGATGCTTCAAGATGTTTCTGTATTCCCTTTTGAGATTTTAATTTTGCTCTCTCTCCTTGGAATCTATTATTTAGATAATCATGGAATCCTTTTGCAGATCCTTTTGGAATACCATTTCTTACATTGTAGTTTGTGTATGTTTTTAGATGAGCAACATAATCAGGATTTCTTGAAATTTCATCCATTAAATCTCCTGATTCTGGGAGATGTGACATCGCATGACCTAAGTGTTCAAGAGTTCTCATATGATCTCGCTCTGACATATGAGTTTCTTCGCCTTCATCATTCATTCTTGCATTTTTAAAATAGACATCTGGATGTCCCCCAAAGTGGGAGAGATCAGGATCAAATCTTGCCTTCATATTTTCAAGAGTATCACCTTCATATCCAGTATGAACAACTATTCCTAATCTAGAACCCATTATCTTCTTTGCTTCATCCGAATCCATTGGTGAGGAATATGTAATTGTATTTGGTCTAAATGTTACATGTTCTTTGTTACCAATTTTTCGAAGTTCAAGATCTTCTGGTGTAAACATCAAATCACCTTGATATACACCTTTCATTTCACCAAGTTTTGGTAAATGTTCTAATGCTGCTTTTAGTTTTGCTTGTAGTTCTGGACTATCTGGATAATTTGCTTCTACATCTTCTAATGAATAGTTTACTTTTGGTGTTTTATTAAATGCACCCTTTGTAGCAACAAAGAACATTCCTGTCTCTGGATGCCTACCAAATACAACTGCTGGAGCACCATCATACTTTGTTGTTACGAAAAAATCTTTACCACCTTTACCAGTCATTCCATGTGAAAGACCGTGGATATAATCCATAGCAGTTTTGAAACCACGACTACCTTCATCGAAGATTCTATCTTCTAGATGTTCCATGTGGATATTTTTTCCACCTGCTGCTTCTTTTAAAAGTTGTAAAAATTTTTGTTTCATATTATGCGCCTGGTGGTGATGTCTCTATAATACTTATATTTTTATAATTTAAAGGAAGGATTAATGTTT